TCTCATCTATCATATATCCTGACTGATCACATGCAACATATTTAAAGGATATTTCTAAGTCATTTAAATGAGCATTCATGTCTTGAGCAGATACGTCAAATTTCTTCAAAATATCATAAATGTAATTTTTCACATAGAATATCTGTGGGGCAGACCCAACAATAGTTATGGTTGCCCTTTCCTTGTTAATTGGATGGAATGTTCCATTTGGCTGGACGAATAAGTAGTCATAAATTATATAGGGTAGCTTTGATGTGTCAATGCCAAGATTTTCATATACTGGGTAGAATGGAATAAGGCTAATTTCTGCTACATTTCCAGTTGTTGATGCAACTGTTGTTCCACCAGCTGGAGCCTGAATTTTAAACTGAGTTGGACTATCTACTTGAGTTACCTTAAAAATTTTATTATAAGTTGAATTTACTCCAGTAATGTTGCAAAGTTTATTGGCAGTCATGCCATGGGCAGTATCTGTAATAATTGTAGCGACTCCAGAACTTACAGTAATAGAAGTAATTTCTGCATTTAATCCAGTTATGCTGTATTGAGTAATATCCCATATGTCTGATCCAATAGCAGATTGACCAGTAACCTGACCAGTTGCATGATCCCAAATATACTTACATATAAGCCAAATTGGTAGCTTTGTATAATCCACTATAGACTCCTCACAATTTTACTAGAAGATGCTGCTGCTAAGTTTGCCATATTTGTTATTTCGCCCTTGCTAATTCTTCTAAGAGCAATTCTTGATTCGTTTTGAATGCCCTTCTCTATTCTACTAAAGAATTCCATATCTTGTAGGGCTACATTTACCATAGTAGACATAAACTGATTGAAAATTTTTACAAATGATCCCTGTACATAATCTCCTCCAGGATTTTGAACTACTACCTTTTGTGAAGATACAATATTACCGTCTATTTCAAATACCAATCTTTTAGCATTTTTTGGAGTAATTGTTACTGGAAGCCCTTCCTCCATAATAAAAGCCTTGTTCCTAAAAACATATCCACTTTTCCCTGGAACCCTAGACTCTTTAAATCTGTATGTTAATACTGGTTTTCCTGAGCTAGAAATGGATGCTTCAAATAGTCTTGCAGCCTTGTCGCCAGTCCTTCCTGGCTCATAAACGTGATGTAATGAATCAGGTCTTGATCTTGCTGCATTATCTACATAGGCTTCAAAGTAGTTCATTATATACCTGAGACCAGCAACCTGTATTCTTTTCTTATCTTCACCATGAATTCTATTTAATAGTTCTAGTTGAAACTTTGCAGTTGCAGCAATCTTAGAACCAATATCTCCAGTTTTAAAGGTTTTCGTTTTAGATTTTTTTATTGCAACATTAAGAGCTGAGGTATCTACTCTTGACATTATTGAATCACCAGAGACTGAATATCCTGTCTTTGCAAAATTGTTTCATATTCAATAACATGACCTAAATGATCCATTATTGGTGTGCTTCCACGAGGTTCAAATATTGTTGCCCCATTTGCACCACCTGCAGATCCAATTCCAGTTAAACCAGATTCTTTCCAAATAACTTCTGTGTCGTTTTTAATGTTTGTTACTCTTACTGAGCTGTCAATCGGAGTTTTACTTCTAAACTTTACAAGTCCAGTGATAACATTTAAATAGTTTTTTACTTCAACTGTATTAGAATTGTCTCCTAAGCCACTACGGACAACACCCTTAGCCAAACAACTAATAGTTGATGTATTTACCCATGTTTTTTGAACAGCACCTGAGTTTGCGTCCTGTGTCATCGTAGCGGTATATAGATCTGCTGTCATTGTGTATGCTGTTCCAACGATACATGTCATTTAGATCACCATTAAATCAAATCGTTTGTAATCCTGTAGGAATGAATCTACTAGTAGGTTTCCTGATCCCAATGATATTGAATCCGAATACTGAATATCAAAGGATTCGTTCTTTACAGACTTGAGTCCCTTATTTCTATAATTAAAATCTGCACATCTTAAGTCTTCTACTATAAGAATGGCTGCTTCTCTAATGTCTTCTGGAACATACTTCCATCCAAATTCTCCACGAACTAGGTATGTGCTGTTCTTTTCAAAAACTCCATACGGATCTAGAATTCTAAATGGCGTAGATTCTGAAACATTTGTTCCAACATCATATACTTTTAAGTGATACTTGCTTTTTGATACTGATACTGGATAATCTAATAAGTTAATTTCTGGATCTGCTGTTACGTCATATACAATTTCGTCATCTTTAACAATCTTGTCATATGTTTCAATTCTTTCACCAATGTAAAGGGTGTCTGCGTTTTGACCATATGTTAGGATGCTTTTGTATTCAAAATTAAACTTATCATTTGTTATCTTATTAATTAAAAATCTTGCTCGTTTTTCGAGTCTTTCTAGGTCTGATCTTTTTATTTGACCAGAGCCAGTTGGGGTGGAGCTAATAGTTAAGCCAAGCTCTGAGGCTAATTCATCAATATTACAGTATGGTCTAACTAGTGATGCAAAAAGAATATCTTCTGAGTAAGATCCTGCATCCACAATCTGTAAATCAATTTGTAGTTTTCTATCATATGCTGTAATATCTGATGGGATATCAATAGAAAAATTTACCCCAGAAATTAAAGTTGCCTCATCTGCAAAGAGAACCTCATTAAAATCTAAGTCTGTGATAGTATAAACAACAGAGTCAGTACCTGCTGGGGCAGTATATGTAATACTTAATTCTTCCCCATCGGTTCTGAGGTATTCCTTCATTTTATAAATCTACTCCATAAAAGAACGCAAGTTCTTCTGGCGTAGCCTCCCTTACTTCTTCTTTTGCTCTTCTAATTATATCGTCAGCTTGTGCTTTTGATAACAACTTAAAAGGCTCTTCAAATGTGAATACTACTCCGTTTCCAACATTTAAAGCACCTCTTGGGTGAACCATCTTTAACAAAACTTTTTCTTGTTTCTTTTCAGTAGGCTCTTCTTTAGTTAAAACCTCTACCTGAGTCTCTGTTTTATCTGCTTCTTTATAGTCAAAGGCTTTATCAATGGCATCAAGGATTTCTTGATCAGATAAACCAGTTTCTTTAATGGCATTTAAGAGCTCAATCTTTTTTGAATTCTTTTGTGTTTCAATTCCTAAAACTTTACAAATAGATTTTAGTTCAAATACTGATTTTTTATCAAACATTTATAAATCCTCCTAGACTAATTATACCTCAATAAATGATGAAAGGGTCGCAGTTTCCTGCGACCCTTCCAACGGTTATAGATTAAGCTGTACGCACTGCATATGCAATAGCGGACTTCTCTTCTAGAGCTACACCCATACGGACGTATACTGTGTACTCTACGGTATCCTTCTTAGGCTTGAACTCACGGTGAACCGTGACATCACGCTGGAAGCCCCAAATACGGTTGCTTGGCAATGTCAAGTCAACGAAGTTATCTGGGTACAAAGGTACTTCAAGTACTGGCAATCCAAAGATCATGTATTGTGCTCCTGCTGGACCACCGATCTGTGGAAGAACGCCATCAATTACACGGGTTGCAACCTGCTCAGGTACTGAACCAACACTGCGAAGTGCTGAGATCAATTCCTGAAGATGCTTGCTATTCATGTAGAACTTTAGGTCCTGACGGCGAGCCTTGAACTTACGAGGTAGTGCATTGTACACTGCTTCGATAGCTTCAAGAGACAGAGTTGCAACAGATCCATCACCTGAATCTGGAGTTGCCTCCCAGATGCTTGTCATAGTTGCAGCAGCTGCTGCAGCTTCGTGAGCACCTGTGTAAGATGTGTCTAGAGTCTGACGAATGAAACCTGCCAATGTGTTATTGTAGGTACCATCGCCTGATGTTGCTGGACGACCATTGATAGCAATGTCCTCAAGATCGTTACCGAACTGAGTTGCCATCAATCTTACAATGTGATCTTCAAGTTGCTGACCTTCAATGTTGTCCTCAAGGGATTCTGTCGAAAGTTCGTAATCTAGACGGAACTTAGTTGTTGTAAGTTCGATCTTTGTAAATGCTGGAGCTGCGTTGGATCCTGTCTGCTCTGCCTGAGTTGCCTTAGCAACCAAACGTGAACCTACACGAACCTTGTCTACTTCCATTGTGTTAGCTCTCATAACTACTCTACGACCATCATTGGCGAGAACCATCTCGTCAAAAATATAGTCGATAAATTGGCGGGATTGTTCTGGATTTAGAACACCACCTGCGTCACCTGAGTTACCTTCGGCAGTCATATTGCCTGGGGATTCCAATGGAGATAGAACTGTACCGCTAGCTGCAGCCTTTTCTAAAATATTGTCGCTCATATTATTTTTTCACCCACTTTTCCTTTTAAATTATTTCTGCGGTGCCGAGGAAGCGTCCGCCCCAAGTTGATTGGGTTTTAGTGATTGTCTTATCTGATGATTCACCAAGTTCACCAGACTTCTTTACTGCAGTATCTGCCTCTACAGACTCTACTCTTCCTGAGAGAGTTGAGAGTACTTCTGAGATTCCTGCAAGAGCTTTATTAACCTCTGCGTATCCGCTTTCAACTTCTGCAATCTTGTCACCAAGAGCCTTTGTTACTTCTGCCACTGTTCCAGCTACTGCTGTTACAGACTCAACATTTGTTACTGTGCTCTTTGCAACGATTTCCTCTACAAAAGTCTTAACTTCGTTAAGGGCTTTCTCCAAGTCAGATGCCTCACCATTTTCGGTGGAAGCGTCTGCCTCTGCTACATCTTCTGATGCAGCTTCTTCGACTGTTTCGATAGCTTCTTCTTCAGTTGTTTCTTCTACTACATCGGACTTTTCAACTGCTTCTACAGATTCTTCTGCTTCAACTGCTTCAACTTCTTCAATAACTTCATCAACAACTACTTCTTCTACTACATCTGTAGTAGTTTCAATGTTTTCAGCCACTTCAACACCTCCTTCGTTGTTTTGGTTGGCAACTGACTGAGTATCAGTCTCAATTGCCTTATTTACTACCTCATTGGATAGTAAAACTTTTGTTGGAATACCGAAAACTTTCTTCACCTTTGTGCTCCATGCTCTCAAGGTATTCATTCTATGTCCCACTCTAATATCTGTTGGTTTCCAAGAACCGTTAGACTCCTGATAAACTGTAATTGCTACAGCAGGATTTTCAGGAGTAGCGGTGATTGTTACGCTTGAATTAGGCACAACAACTTTACCACTAGTTACTATTCTTGTAATTTTACCACGAGCTGTTCCTCCAGATGAACCCCATTGTACAAAATCGCCAACATTAAATTTTCTTTTATTTAGGTCATCCTCATCAGCGTCAGTTTGAATGTCTGACATCTCTTCATTTTGCTCTGGATACTTGTTTGGAGTATCTTCATTTGTTACAACATTTGCTGCTTTTACCATTGCAAAAACTGCCTTAGCTGTTGAAGAATCATCTACCTCGTCAACCCAGCCAATGGTGTTTAAATCGCAATTGCAATTTGCACACTTGTGAGTTTCTTCGGATCCAGTATAGGCTAGATTATCTGCCTCACACCAAAATACATTTTGGATATTTGACTTATTAAAAATTCCATCAGCAACATTGCCATGATCTGTTTTTTGAATAGAAAAAATATTTGCTAGTTGATTTGCTGGGGAATCAACTAGTGATAATTCTACTAGATCATAGTCTTTAATTATTCTAACTGTTTTTTGTGATTCTGCATCAAGTACTGGTTCTGAGTCTTTTACATTTCCGCCAACTGAAAATCCAGTAAGCGTACCATCTAGGACCATTTCCCAAATATTATCTGCACCCTTTGAAATATAAGCATCAACGTACACACCACTATATTGCTTGTTTGTTTCCATATCAAAAAAGGTTTCTGTTCTAAAGTTTACAACTTTTCCTGCTGGAATTGGCTGGTGCATTAATCGCACATTTCCTCTAAAGCTTTCAAATGCTTTACGAGATGCTTCGGATGTAATCCTGTCTCCTTGACGATCAACATTGTCAAGTGTTGCAAACCCAGATACGATTCTCTTTTCTACGTCTACCTTTGAGATAGGCATGGTCAATGTGATTTGTTGACCATTGGTAGTAAGAGAAGCTTTTTGTAAATCTACCATAGCATTTCAATTATATAACACTTTTCTTATTATAGTGTTATTATTGCTGTTGTCTTCCGTCACCCTGAGTAGCTCTTGATCCAGTTCCAGTATCTGCGGCATTTGCATCTCTTTGTTGATCCCTCAACCTATTTCCAGAAGCCTGTGTTCTTTGTTCTGCTGCTTGTTGTGGCTTAAGAACAACTGGTGTGTCTCCATCAGGAAGTTGCGACATTCCAAGTCTAGCTCTTACTTCGTTAGGCATAATAACCTGCATTCTAAGGTATCTTTCATCAATTTTTGACTGAGTGTCTTCGTCTGTAAGGGTAAGCTCGTTAAACTTTAGCTTAAACATATCTGTTTTTTCTGCAACAAGCCTATTAATGGATTTTCCAAGAGCATCTTGTTCTGGACGACAAACCTGTTCTTTAAAGGTTTTATCTGCTTCACGAGCGTTAGCAAGAGAAATGTTTTCCATGCTTCCAATCTTTGAAATTGGAACCCTATGAGCCATTAAAATTTCGTGAATATTAGACTTTCTATAATTATTAAAGGAAGAGTCTTGAATTCCATTTTCAATTGCCTCCATTTTAACTTCGACTTTATTTCCATTTCCATCATCTGCAGGAAGGGGAACAACAACTGTTCTATGGTTTTGTCCACGAAGATTATTAGAAAAGAAGTCAAATAGCTTCTGCTCAGCGTCTCTTGAAAGCTTCGCTCCCTTAATCCAAAAAACATATCTTGGAACAGCTTTATTTTCAAAGTATTCAAGGTTAAACTTGGAAGCAAACTCATTACCAGCCATAGCATTTTTTGCTGCAACAATTGCAGGAATTCCATAATAAGTGTTTGTTGGAGTATAGGTTTTAAGGTGAATAATTTCATTTGGACGAGGATCGTCACCAATTGGATTAGACTGACTTACGTCTTGAAAATTTCTAAAAAATACTGCTTTTCCATTTACTATCTGAACAAATCCATCACGAAGACGGCGAACACGAATAGTAGAAGCTGGGATGTGACCAATATATCCAATTTCACCAGTTGTGGTTCTACCAATTTCAAGATATCCGTTACCAGTTGATTCCTTATCAATAAGGGCTTTCATTAAAGTTGCAGTAAAAGTATCTTCGTCATTTCTTGACTCTAGCCACTCAATTGTAGATTCTCTTGCTCTATCAATTTTTTTTCTTGCACGACTTAATCTTTCTGGATCATTAATGTCTTCAAGTGCTTGCATTACACTAAGTGATGGGTCTAGAGAATATCCAAGACCAACAACGTTTGAAACTTTTGCATTAATTGCAGCAAAGTTTGCTGCAGAAACTTCATATATTCTGGAAAGAGAATTCATGTTGTATGGAGCTTCAACGACATCAAAGATTCCGTATCCATACTTATCTGGAACTATTTGCTTTGAAGAAGATCCATCTCCAGTAAGGCTGTTGTTATCTGCCTTTTCAATCTTTCTTTTGGCAGCTCTTCTAAAATTATGGCTTAATCCAGATAGCTTCATTACCTCATCAGCAGGTTGGTTAAAATCATCTTTAGAGGTTGTAAAGTCATTTTCTGCTTTTTTTACAGAAAGCATACTGACATCAGAGCCGTTAATTTCTTGCATTTTGAATTACCTCTCTCCAGTTTTCTGTATCTCCATAAGGAGTCAAACCTTCAGCCATTCTTTCGTGATCTTCTCTTGACTGATCATCGGATACTCTTCCAACTCCAGGCATAAACTTTGCTTCACCTTCTGGTTTGCCCCAATAAGCAGCTGCGTCAGCTAGGGATTTCATTTTTGAAATATCATATTTTCTAGAAGGAACGTTTAGTGTATTACCACTATCATCCATAAATGGTTCGCCATTTGGCAATATCCAGACATAGATTCCATATTCTGCTTTGCTTTCTACAGCATTTACTTTATTTTTTGTATTTGACATACCACCATGATACCATTTTTATAATAATTAAGCAAAGTATCTAATAGTATCTAACTCTTGCTTCAATGTTTGCAGTATCTGAGTTATATGCAACATATTTTTTCTGTGTAATAATCTGACCAAATGATTGATTTGAAGAAACGGTAGATTTTAAATAATAAGTGCTTCTGTTTTG